CTATAAAATGTATAGCTTTCAATAGATCTTGTTTCTTTCCTTTATCACGATGTCTAATAATATATTTTATAGCACAACCTTCAGGATATAACAACTCATTCTCTACTACAAACTTACTGGGTTGAATTTTATATTTCTGATAGTGACTCCCGCCGTGCTGCTTATCCCAAACTTTCGATGTCATAACCTCTATCCTCCTTACGTGCTGACATGATGTAAAGGTTTTGTTTGGTCCTTGTTACACCTACGTACCACACTCTGTTTTCTTCATCAGCTTTGTCTTCATTTTTTTCAGCTGATTCTCTGATTGTTTTTGTATTATCTAAAATTAATAAAACATTATCTGCTTCACCACCTTTTGCTGCATGCATTGTAGATAATTTTATTCTTGCATCTTTAGATAATTTCTCACCCATACGTAACATTTCTCGTATGTATAAACATTCTTCATAGTCTACATTAAATTCATCAAACCATTCAATATCTTTTGAAAATGTAAGTTCTGCTAGGTCATACATCTTTTCTTCTGTTGGTTTTAAATTACTATTTGCACATTCTAAAACATCTTTTACTTCAGACAGAGATAACAGCTCACCTTTCTGCCATCGAATATAGTTTAGAATGGTTCTAAACAAGGATACCTTATAACTTTTTCTGTTTTTATATTGGAAGTAAACACCTCGATCTTTTAGATCTGGCATAAGTTTTGTAAGTCTGTCGTTGTATCTTGCAAGTATAAGCCATTGTCCCTGGTGTAATGGCAACCCATCAATATCTGTAATATACTCTACATTTCCCTTCTCATCTCTTGCTTTCCACTGTTTACGCACTCTTTTTAGGTCAGGTATTCTGTCCAATATCTGATTTGCTATCTTTTGTACTGACTGTGGAACCCTGTAAGATTGTGGCAAAATTATGTCCTTTTTTGAAATTTCTTGCTGAAATTTTTTTACATCTGCGCCTGCCCAGCCATAAATTGCTTGATCATCATCGCCTGCTAATATAACATATTTGCTGTTTTTCTTGATAATCTCTACCATTTTCCATTGTATTGGGGATAGATCTTGTGCTTCATCTATAAAAGCTACGTCAAACTTTGGACACAATTCGGACACATTAAACCTCTCAATCATGTCTGTAAAATCCACTAGTTTATATGAGTCTTTGTAGTTCTGTAATTCATCTGAAATAATTTGTAACAATTGCTTATTCATCTCTTGTGAATACATATCTGTATTGTATTCATCTTCTATTGATATCTCTTTGATCCTAGCTGCATTAATCAGATTAAAGTATTCGCTATTAGAATCTACAAATCCTGTTGTTTCCTGGCCATTAGAATAGACAGTCATTTCTATACCCAGTTGTCTACCTATATCTTCGTAATGTTCGTCTTGTAATACTTCTGATTTCTTTAGTCCAAGTCTTGTAAATGCTAGTGAGTGTAGGGTCCTAAAATATTTTAAATCTTTTTTCTCTAATGCTGTATGATAATCTAACATTCTTTCAACAGCTTCGTTTGCAGCTTTAGTTGTAAATGCAAAGTATCCTATCTTGTCAATAGGTGTACCTAGTTTTAAAAATGTCTTTACATAATTTAAAAGCTTGGTTGTTTTCCCTGTTCCCGGAGGCCCGAATAATTTTCTACTGATCACATTATCTCCGTCTTATGTATTATTTTTGTATGGTGTATAGGTACTTCTTCAAATGCTTTGATATCTATTTGTACAACATTCTTAGTAGATGAATTATATTTACCAGATTCTTTTGATGGATATCTTTTCTGTTCTAAAAATTCTATCTGACAATCTTTGTATGTTACCTGCATCATTCTACCTGTCTTATCTTCTGTATACTTCCAATTCTTAGATCTTAGCTTGTCAAAAAATTTATCAAACTTAAAGTATGCCATGTCATTCTCTATCAATACAGATCCAGTTTTAAATGCAGCATCACTTGTAGCTCTTGGTCCATTTATTTTTGCATGTAATACGTCATGTAATTTTTCTTTTGGTGATGTACCTACAGGTGGATGTACTATCTTTTGTGTTGCATACAATGCATCCATAACTGTTTGTTCTTGATCCCCTTTGATTAGTGGTGGTAAAAATCCTGCAGCTTTTGCTATTGAGTTTCTACGTTTACGCTGATCGTTTAGATGTTCAACAGATCTACAATGCACTGTTGCTGTACCAATACCATCTGGTTTTGTTACATCGAATTCATATTCTGGTTCTGGATCTAGATCTACTTTTTTTAAATTTGTTAGTACAGGGTAAGAACCTTTTGATCCTGCTAAGACTCCATACTTTTTCTTAACACAAATACCTTTCTTACAATACTCACTGATAGGACTCTGTGTACAGGTATAACCTTTTGTACTTCTGTTCCATGATTTTACTTTTGCATTTAATACTTTGTCATCCCATGCGTTTGCATGTTCACCAGAAAAATATTTGACTGGTGCATTTTTTACTTTCTGTTGCCAGTTGTCTGCAAATTTCATCTTCATAAATACATGGTAGTTGTACATAAATCTATCTTTGCCATCAAAGTCTGGATCTGCTGTAAGTTTAGATAGTATTGCTAGACACGGTGGACCATCTGCAAAGTCTTCATCAACACCTTGCATGTCTTGTTTTTCTATGGAGTCGGTAATATCTTTCAGTCTTTCTTTGTCTACCAGGTTTGCCTCTATGACCTGCATAAACTGGTCGAGGCTAAAGTTTGTGCCATCGACATTGATAGCTTGCCGTTGGTTACCTCCTAGATAGGGTAGGTTTATAAATTGTCCTGGACGTAGTTGTCCTGTCTCATCATCTTTTGTTAGCTGTGTTTGTTTTGGAAATATTTCACAGTCTGGTTTTAATTTAAATGTTGGTAGCAAATTACTTAAGAAAGATTTTACAACAGATGCACTTGTAAAAGTTTTCATAAATATAAATAAATGTAATCCACCACTCTTTGATGCTACTGGTATCAAAGGTAGATTGTATTCCTGAATTTTTTCTAGAAAAAATTTTTTGTCAAAACTGTCATAGTCTTTTGGATCTATATCTATGACACCAAATTTTACTTCCGAGTTTTCATTACACGGCTGAATTCCTATTGATAGTTTACCTTCTAAGTGTGCTTGATAAATATCAGCAGTAAGCTCTTCATAGTTCCATCTGTATACCGGTTTCTTTTTACCGTTCTCTTGATCTATGTAAGCGTCTGGATGTTCGAAGTCAGCGACACCATAGGCAAGTCTGTATCCATTAAAATATTCTATATATCTTTTTTCCATAACTGTATCTGTGGGCCGCTCAGTCTCCCAATTGGCCCACACTGTGCACTCATTCTCTTAGAGAATTAGATAATGCTTTCCTTTGGTTTTTCCTCACCATGTTTAGCTTTTACATTTCCTTTAGAAATGTTTTCACTAAAACTTTTAGCTTGGCCATATAAGGATTGATCAGTTACTGGACCATTCTTACTAACTTCCCAACCAAACCAAGTGCCTTTATCGTTTGACATTTGGGTAGTCTTTAGTTTGTAAATGTGGCTGAAAGATGCCGGTGTAAATAACCCGTTCTTACCTTTCATTTTGATACCAGACATCATTGAGTTCCACTTTCTACTAATTTTTAATTGAGTAGACTTCATAGAAATCAAAGCTGTCGATGGATTATCTCCCATGATAATGACAAAGTGAGATGCTGTCTTCTCAATATAATTACCGTTAGGTAATCTATCTTTGTAGTTTGCATCAGCTTTTGTCTTGGACATGATATCAGAAGAAGAATCATAGATTGCAACAGGTGCACCTGGTCCATCTCCTCTATCTTTCCATTCGATGTATTCAAGTTTGTAAAAGCATGGAACTACGTCTATGCCATTTACTCCATCAAATAAATCTCCAGTCACGGAATTAAAAATCATTCCGGGTTCTGCACCTTCAACATACTTACCATCACGTTTATTAACTTCTGGTGAAAGCTGTCCTAGGATTTTAAGAAAAGGAAGAGCTAGATCTTCTTGACCTATTTTGCCCAAACCTTTTGCTGCATCATCTTCAAACATATTTGCTGGAAGTGGTGCAGTCTTTTTCTCTGCTACTTGGTTCATGTTTATTTACTCCTTGTTACTTTGGTTCTGTTTCCTGTGAACACATTAAAAAGATCAGAGGGCATCTCTTGTCCAGACTCTAGACGCTCTCTGACCAATGCTTTAAGTGTCATTGGTTCGACCTTTAATTTCTGGACAGGTTCGTACCCTTGACCTTGCGCAAGGATAGCATAATCGCTAGCCTTGTTATCTTCGTTACGACCAAAGGAAACTGTAACCTCATTTTTAATAAGATCACCCAGGCCGTTATCTCGAAGCCATGTGTATGCTTCTTCCTTCTTACTTGCAGAAATGGAAGCACCATAAACTGGTTTTACTTCAACTGAAGAACCATCGGCTAGTTTCAATGTAGAGATATTCATCTCTTGCATCATGGTAGGAATAACCTCACCAGAAACTATTTCGATGTGTTGTTTTATTTTTTTTAATTCGTTTTCTTTTTGTAACAAATCGTCTTCTAATGTTTTTAGTTTTACGACTTGATCAGATAATGATTTAGCATCGTTAACCGAATCTAAATCTTCTCGTTGGTCTTGCTCAAAATCAATTGTCATTTACTTTTCCTTTCTCGTATAAGTTAATTGATATAGGATAATATTTTCTTTCTTGTCTATCCCATTTTAACAAATTGTATTTTCCATTTGTAATATCAGATACAATAGAACATGCAACACCTATGATTGCCGGATCACCGGTCAATAATAAATAATCATCTGGTTTAAAATCTTTTAAAAGTTTTCTTAATTTAAAAATTAATGGACCAGGTGAAAAAATTATTTGAGAAAGTTCTGGTAACAACGATCTTACTTCACCGTATTCCATAGCACCTACAATATTTATTTTAGGTGTTCCAGCTTTTGTACCAGGTACGTCCTGTATTAAATAAACTATTCTTTCTGACATTGACAAACAATATAATTATGTTTATATAGATGTCAACTAGAAAGAAGAAAAATTATGAATTATAAATTTAAGACTAAGCCATACGATCATCAGATTAAGGCATTAGAAATGTCATGGGATAGAAAGTATTTTGGTTTGTTTATGGAGATGGGTACTGGTAAATCTAAAGTATTAATAGATAATTTATCTATGCTTTATGACAATGGTAAGATCAATGGTGTTCTAATTGTGGCACCGAAAGGTGTAGTAAAAAATTGGTATGAAGGTGAGATACCCACACACATTGTTGATCACATAGAATATAAATCTGTATTATGGCAACCACTAATTACAAAAAAACAAACAGCAGCATTAGATAGTTTGTTTGAAACAGGTGAAGACCTACACATATTAATTATGAATGTTGAAGCACTATCAACTAAAAAAGGTGTAGACTTTGCAGCTAAATTTTTATCATCACATAGAACGTTAATGGCTATTGATGAGTCTACTACAATTAAAAATCCAGAAGCTAAACGTACAAAAAATATTTGTGCATTAGGTAGAGAGGCTAGCTATACTAGAATACTTACAGGTTCTCCTGTAACTAAATCACCATTAGATTTATACAAACAATGTGAATTCCTGTGCCCTGGTCTATTAGGCCACGAGTCTTATTATACATTTAGAACTAGGTATGCTGTAATGAGAACAGCTAACTTTGGTGGTAGATCTGTACAGATTGTAGTTGGCTATAGAAACCTAGATGAGCTTGCAGAAAAACTAAAAGCATTTTCTTACAGAGTATTAAAAGATGAGTGTCTAGATTTACCTAAGAAAACGTTTATGAAACGTACTGTAACACTGACACCAGATCAATTAAAAGTATACAAAGAAATGAGCAGGTTAGCTCTTGCTAGTTTTGGTGGTAAGATGATGACAACAGCTACTGTGTTGACTCAGCTTATGAGATTACAACAGATAACTTGTGGTAATTTTACTGCAGATGATGGTACTCTTACTGAATTACCTACTAATAGATTGCCAGAATTAATGGATCTATTAGATGAGATAGAGGGTAAGGTTGTTATATGGGCCCACTTTCAAAGAGATGTGCATAAGATAATTGAAGCTATCAGTAAAGAATATGGTCCAGGTTCTTTTGTAGATTACTATGGTCTAACACCACAAGAAGATAGACAAAAGAATATACAGAAGTTTCAAGATCCAGACTCAAAGGTTAGATTTTTTGTAGGTACGACTCAGACTGGTGGTTATGGTATTACACTTACAGCTGCTAGTACAATGATTTATTATTCTAATGGTTATGATCTAGAGAAAAGACAACAATCAGAAGCTAGAATAGATCGTATAGGTCAAGAAAGACCTATGACATATATAGATATAATATGTGAAGATACTGTTGACACTAGAATAGTAAAAGCTTTACGTAAGAAAGTTAATATTGCAACGCAGATAATGGGAGAGGAGTTAAAAGAATGGATCTAAGACCTGGAGTAGTTATAAGAATGGGATTGTGGATTAGTTTGGTAATGTGTATACTTTGGTTTCTAGCCTAGTACTTTGCCGTCTTTCCATTTCATATCTGGAAGTCCGTTTTCGAATTTTTTACCGTCGTAAGTAAGAACTTGTTTTCTATTTGCACCGGCTTCATTAAAGCTCACATGCACCCAACCACCTGCAGGATCATCTGGATTATAAAATTCTAAAATTAATTGATCAAAGTCTACATTGTTTTGTAGCCAGTAAGCAATTTTAATATTTGGTATACCTGCAATCTCAAAGTCAACCGCCTGGCCTTTTGCATGTTGGCTCGTTTTTTTGCTGCCGATAGCTTCACATAAAGCTTCACTACGATAGCCTGAAGTTATTGTAACTGGTTTGTCAAAGTGTGCACGAACTGGTTCTAGTATTTCATAACAAACGTTTTCTAAATTTTTTATATCTCCGGCTCCTGGAGAATTATCTATCCCCTTTCGAGTCGCGGTCATCGACTTAGTCATCTCTTCTAATTTAAAATGTTTTGATAATTGCATTAGCCAAATAATCTCTCTATAGCGAAGAGTGCAGCAGTTCCCGCAGCTGCTAAGAGAACCCAATAGACTTTGTCTATCTTACCGCCCAACTTCTCGACGTCTTCGTGTACATGTTTTAAATTCTTTTTCAGACCTGATATGTGTCCATATAAAGATAAAATATGCTCTCTAGTATTTTTAGGTTCTATCGCCATAATTAGTTTTGATTGAAAAGTATAGCAAGTTTCTGTGCTGTACTCAAGTTGTTATAGTTACTGTTGTTTACTGTATTTGATATTAAATTGTTATCTATACTTGGTAAGTTTAGACTGTTTGGTGTTACTGGTGTTTCTTGTGCACTAGGTAATAGTGGGTTTTCTATAAAAGGAAAAGCTGGGTCTAATAAAGATGTGTTAGATAACTGTTGTTGTATGTTAGCAAGAACAACTTGTGCTGATAAAAATGGATTTACTTCCCCTATTTTTGCAGCGTTTTCTGCAAACGCTTGTTGTATTTCTGTAGATATATTTATAGGTCTAAAAATATTATTATTTATTGCTCCTACTTCTACGTTTGAAATTCTATCTGTTGCTGAATTAAATCCAGATTGTGTAATTCCTAGAGTTCTTGCAGCATCTAAATCTAATTTAAAATTTTTTCTTACATCAAATAAAGCTCTGTTTGCATTTAAGTATGAATCAACAATTTCTCTAGGTTCTATTGGTCCACCACGTAAAGCCTCTCTAGTAAATAAAGATCTAGATTCTCTGACACCCCTTTGATAATCTGCTACTTTAAATTTTAAAGTTCTATCAGGATTAACTGCTACGGATCTAAAACCAAACAAACCTGCAAACTCATCACCAAATTCATATGTTTGTCCATATTTATCTATCGCGCCTTTTTGTAATACGTCAACAGATTCAATTGATTGATCTAATCTTTTTAATTGATTAAGTGAAAAAGGCATTTGTGCTTCTACTAAGTGGCCCATAATTTTATAAGCTTTGTCGCCTGCATTATCTTGTGGATTAAATACTTGGAAACCATCTCTAGTTCTACCACCTCTAGCTATAATATCTGCTACTGCTTCTGTCCAAATTGATTCTGATATAAATGGTGATGCAAATTCTTTCATAGATCCAAACATACCAGCAATAAAATCATCCATGATACCATCTTCATCAGTTCTACCATCTGACACGGCATTAACTACTGTTTGAATAGGTCTAACCAAAGTATCGTAAGCGTTAGCATGACTGAAATCTACATACTTAAAGTTGCCATCTTCATCTTTAATTGGTAGTAATGTTGAATTTTTTGACCAATCAGCTACATATCTTCTAAGAGCTTCTCTTTCTTCATCTGTTACATCATACAATGCAGCAAATGCTTCTGCTGTTGCAGCTGGTACAGCTAGTGTAGTTGCACCCATACCAAATAATCTAGTATAACCTATTGATTGAAAAGGTTTTACTTTTGTACCATCAGGTAAAATTATTTCTTCGTTTATTTCTCTAAGACCACGTCTTACTATATTAGTTCCTGTTCTAGCTATCTCTGCAGGAAACGATACAAAGTTACCAATAGGTAATTTTCTTAAACCTTTTACAAAATCAGACACATAATCATAGTTAGGTATATTGTTTTTTACAATATCTGCTGCTTCTCTTTCTAAGAAATCACTGTCAAATACTATTTCTCTACCATTTCTAGTAAACGTTTGTCCTCTAGTTAAACCTGCGTTAGTTAAAGTTTTTTCTAATCTTTTTTGTTCCATAGCCCATGATGCTATTTTCCAAAAATCATCTTCAGCTGTGTATAAATCTTGCGATACTGATTTTAATTTTCTTAATGGTTTTAACAACATTCTAAAACCTTTGTCAGCTGACATTGTTTCACCAAAGTTTACATCCTCAAGCAATCTAGTTAGGTCCCCTACTTGCACTTGTGAGTTTACGACACCAAGTTTTAAAAGTTTTTCATACAAATCATTTTGCATTCTTGTACCTTTAAGAGGTGTTTGTAGTGCTTGATAAGCTTGCTTGATTGCTTCACCATCAGGTATAATACCATTTGCTGTTGCAAAAAAACTAGCACTAACAAAGTTTCTCATATGTGTAACCGGTGATAAAATTGTTTTTGCTACTTGTGATAAACCTTTTGGATACAGAACTAAACTTTGATATAGCTGACCTATCATTCCCGGTTGTTGTTGAGCTATTCCTGTATCTTTTAATGCTTTAGCAACACCAGGTCTTGCAAAAAACTGTGATTCTGAAAAAGGATTTGTAGCTGCTGCAGCTTCTCCTCTTCTTTCAAGAAGTTCTCTTCTTGTTTCTTTTTTAACACCTTTACCTGCACTAACTTCTAATCTTTTACCAGGATCAATAACTTCTACCAACTCATAGTCTGTACCAAATAACTCTCTAGCTTCATCCTCACTTCTAGCTAAGAAAGGTTTTGTATTACTTTGTCCTGATCTAAATAGTTCTGCAACCTCATCATTCTTTTTTAACAAATCCCTGTAATACATATTACGTCTTGTAAGCATAGATAGTTTTGCAGTAGCACCTATAATTGTTTGCATAGGATTTTGTTGTTTACCAAACAGATCTTCAAATACTTTTTGTAAATCTTTACTGGCCTTAGATTCAGGTTTACCTTTAACAGCTAACTCACCGATAGATACAAGAGGCTGTGCAGTTCTTCTTTGTAATGTTTCACTTAACGTAGTCCTATTAACAAAAAAATCTGGCACTTTAAATATAACATCAGAAGGTCTATCTAATTTAAAACCTTTAGGAAGACTAGGATCTTTTAATGCATTAGCTACTATTTCTTCTAATTGTAAATCTGTTTTTGGTACTCCTGCCTCTTCAGCACTTTGTTTAAATACTTCTTTTGCTCTTTCAATTGCCTCTCTTGTAGGTCGATATCTCATAAAAGGTAATATACTTTTATTTTGAAATACATCATAAGTTGCACCAATATAGTTTTTAAACTTATTACCAAATAATTTTTTAAATTCTTGTATTTCATTGGTTCCAAGTGTTCTTCCAAGATGAGAAAATAATTCAGCCCATTTATCTCTGATACTTGTTAGACTACCAAACACAGTTCCAATAGTATCTTCATCAACATTTAGGCCCTGTAACTTTTTAAGTAGTGCTTCTTTTTTTGTTTGGTCTAATGCACCAAATGTTGCATAACCTTGGTCATCTATTTCTGCCTTACCTGATAATAACAACTCATTAACTTCTTTTAATAACTTGTCTCTTTCTTTTTGATTAGTTCTGTTTGCTATATTTCTAAAAGGCGGAAATATTTTATCAATAGATAGATCTAATTCTCTAGATATATTTTTTGCTCTTACAGCATCAGAAGATCTTTCACCTATATTAACCCTTTCTACACCAAACATTTCTGCAGTTTTACCACTTCGTGCCCTGAACCCTGATGCAACTTTATCTATAAATCTATCTATTTTATCGTTTGAGTCTGTAATGTTTTTGTTTCTGTTAGTTAGTTTCTTAATTATTTTACCTGTGCCACCAATTAAACCTGTAAATAATGCACCTTCTGTACCAAACTTAACTCTGTTAATTAAATCTTTTACAGGATCACCATCAGACTCTCTGTCTATTTCTGTAGGCCCACCAATTAAATCACCAAACGTACCTATTTGTTCTACGTCACCAATAAATACTCCTTCTCCAACACCGCCTCCAAGTGCACCACCAATGAATCTATTTGTCTTACCTCTAGTGTTTAAATTTAAAACATCATCACCTAGTTTTTTTACCTGACTTGTAGGTTTAAAGTATCTACCAGTCTTTGCAGCTTTCATAGCATCAACTGCTATTTTAGAACCTACTCTAAATCCTGCAGTAGCAGGTATACCAATGTTAACCAACGCTTCTGTTATTTGACCAGCTACAGTTGCTTCTGCTTTTTCATCTAATGTTGTAAGGTCATCAAAGAATGCTTCTACTCTAGCTGCTCTGTTTTGATCAACACCTAGATCTAATAATGTTGCACCTAGTGAAAAAAAACCTTTTGGTATTGCAAGAAGACCAGAGCCCACACCTGCTAGTATAGATTCAATTGTACCTACTCTTTGATTAGAGTTTGCTTCTGCTAATTCTAGTTCTCGTAACGTAGCCATGGATTACTCCTAACCTATGATACTATCTAATGACACAGGTGCTATTTGATTTCCTTGTTTTTGAAACGCTTTTTTATTTATAACGTATAAACCATCATCAAGACCAGAATATTTTTCAATAAAGAAATCTATTTCATCTTTACCTTCATTTGCTTTAGACCATTTTTGATACTTGTCATCAGCTATGACTGCTGGTCTATCCGTTCCTTTAGATTCTATAAAGGAAGCTATGTTATCACTTGTTAAAGTTGCACCTTTTCCAGAAGCAACAGAAGCAGAAATAAGATCAGCAACAGAAGTTGCACCAGATAATTTTTTAGCTAGCGGGTCATTTGGATTTTCTTTTATAAATTTAATTTGTTCTTGGAATGATGTTAATTTAGTTTTGTTAATGTCTTTTTCAATTTCACCTTTAAGAACAGCAGCATCAATTTGTTTTTTAAGATCAACACTCTTGTCAAGATTTTTAGATAATGCATTAATAACACCACTTGCAAGACTACCTGATTTTACTTGGTCTTTTAATGTACCACCTTCTCTTATTTGATTACTTGCATCTATAAGAGTATTGTAAACAGCATCTTTATTTAATTTGTCGACACCCATTAACTTATAATATTTTTGTTTTGTTTCATTAATTCTATCTTCGTTTATTTTTTGTTTTTCCGAATCAGATAAATCTTTACTACCACCTGATGGTGTAGTTTCTGTACTTACCTCACCAACATTTGTAATTTTATCTGTTCTTTCTAAATCTGTTTTTTTAGTTTCTTTTGGACCTCCACTAGTGTCAAACGGATCTGCAAAAGGTATTATTTGATTAGCATATGATTTTAAAGCACCTGGAAGCATTTTAGCTGCACCAACTGCTGCTTCAGCACCCATAGAAGCTGCAGGTAAACCCAAAGATAATGGGTTTGATCTTAGAAGAGAACCTACAGCAAAACCTTGTTTTGCTCCTGGTTCAGCCATAGTTGCTCTTATACCAGCAGAAGGCTTAAATATATCTTTTAATCTTCCCATTACACCTAAGTTTTGTGACATAGGTGTATAAGCTCTAGATGCTTTGATTCCTCTATAAACTGCAGGTAAAAATCTTGCAGCTGCCATACCAGCACCATATAATAAAGGTATCGCATAACCACCTCTACCTGTTTCATCTTTAGGTGCAAGCGGACTACCAACAGTATTGATAGCTTGTGGTTCTTTCATACCAGACATGATTC